TTGGATCTTAATTTTTCAGCTTTCCTTTTTTCATTCAAACCAAAAGTTTCTTTGTTTTGTTTTTTAGTTTTGCCGTTTACCTGGTAAACAACTTGAACGCATAGTTTTTTACCGCCAGCTCTATCAACTGTAACAACTTGAACTTTCATATTTAAACAGCCTCCATTTTTTTTAAATATTGTTTTTTATTTTTGTATATAACTCCACCAGGAGAAAGATATTTACCTTTGCTTTCAGCAACAGCATAAGAAATAGCTTTCTGTTTTTTATCATCCTCTGTATCTCCGTATGGTTGGTAATATTCTCCTCTTTCTCTAGGATATTTAACTCCATCAATATAAATTTTGAAGTGAGTACCAGACCAATGATGTACAGATTTTACTTTAATACTCATTAATTATACTCCTTATTTAAAAATTCTTTCATTCTAGTTTTGTTGAAAGGAGTAACTCTGATAACGAGATCTCCTGGATTATACTGAACTTTGTATTTACCAGACGGATCATCCGCCTGGTATTCTTTAACTAATAAATTTGCTTTACCAAAATCATTAGTAACATCGCAAATAAAATTATCACATTTAACGTAATAAAGTTTTGTCATTAGTGAGTTACTCCTTTATGTTTTGTTAATTTTTTGTATGGATCTTTATTAAAAACAAAATCGTTATCTTTTTTAACTTCTGATACAAACTCTGCTAATTTGTAACATTGCTGCTCTTTAAAAGAGCCAGGTGTTAATCCATAATTTTCAATATATTCTCTACCAACAATATTGAAATTTTTATCTACCCAGTACAATCCGTTATCGTAGTTATCACAATCTAAGTTTTTCAATTGGTCAACACCAACAGAAATTGTACCTGGAAAACAATTACAAATTATTTGGGTCAATCTTGCCAAACCATAAGATCCAGATCTTAATCCATAATCTTTAGCAGCTTTTAAAAACCCTTCAACGCTATCTCTACCTCCGTTCCAATGAAGATAGATCCCAACGCTATTAGTATCGTATTCGTTTTTGTCATTAACAAAACCAATCACAGCTCTGTTACCCATTAAGCAGCCTCCTTTAAGTTAGTTTGAACATCAAAAACTTCTCCAACAAAATTATCTGCTTTAAGTTTTTTTAAGTTTTTAAAAAACTGAACAACAACAGCAGCATTATTATTGATTTGAAATTGAGTTGTTTTTAATTTTATTTTTAACTTTTTTAATTGACCATCAAAGATCCAGGCTCCTTTAAAAAAAGTATTAGCATAAGCATTAAGCCATTTGCCTTTATCAGTTTTATTAGAGAGCTTAGGGATCTTATATGATTTTTCAAAAGTATATTTGGCAGTCTCAAGAGCTGTCAAATTATTTACATTTGGCATATATCTTGCAGCTCTACCATCAACTTTTTTTTGATTGTATAAAAATACATCTATCAAGCAGCCTCCTTTTTTTTTAATTGTTGAAACATCTCATCCATTATTTTATTTTTAACTTTAAGAACTAAAGCTAAATCTTTTTTAGAAAATAATTTTGGCTTAACAGTTGCTAAAGCCATTAGATCTACAATGTTTAATTTAGGCTCCTTATCCCAAACCATCAAAGTTTTACCGATAACTTTTGATGACTTGTTTTTTTGTGGAAGGATTATTTTTGTGAAGTAGTTTTGCAAGTTGGCATAACTCGCAAACTTTATCGTTTTTAAGTTTTTTACCATATATAATATATATAGTGCCAATTTGGTATAAGTCAAACAAATAAGTTGCCATTTAGGTATTTTAATTTTGGCATAGAAGGGGTGTTACTAAAGTTAATTAGTTTAGAATAGTTCTAAAGTAAAATATTTAGGCTTCTATTTTACTTAGTTGGTCTTGCAAACTTATGACAGCAATTAATTTAGAGTGAGCTGTCTTACTTATAGCTGCAATGCCTGGAGGATACATTCCCCCGTTTTTAGCTTTAAGTCTCGAAATCTTTGCGTTCAGAGACTTTCTTTCTTTTTCAATCTGAGTTATTTTTTCGCTCAGATGTTGGTAATGGTTTATCGCCATCGTTTACCTCTTTTACCCTAGTGAATTCAAAGCTGACAGTTTTACCATCAACTTCATAAACAGCAGCATCACTAGGAACAGTTTGTTTAACAGCTGCCGAAACGGAAGGGAAGATTTCTCTAGCAACAAAGCTAGCATTTCCACTCCAGAATTTTTCAACTTTTTTAGTCATCGGGATAATCTCGTTCTAAAATTATTTTGCAGTAATGGATTATTTTTTTTATATCTTCGGCTTTATTTTTATTTTGGTGTCTGCACGCTAATTTTACAATATTTCCTTCAGCAAACAAGAGTTTATTCTCACATATAAAATAGGCTGGGGATACTTTTAGTTTTTGATAATGATCTCCACCGACTTGCTCAGATAAACAATCATAATTAAATTCTTTAAAAATATCTGAATGCGTCATTGCTTTATGATCCGAATGCTTCTTGCTTTTCCTGGTAATTTTTTTATCCATTTTCTTTCTTCTAATTGGCTTACTCTTTCTTTAATAGAATTTTTTGATTTTAAACCTATCGCCACCTTCATTTCATCGTAAGATGGCGATATGTTATTTTTTGCAATATAGTTTTTTATAAACTTAAAAAGTTTTAGTTGCTTTGCAGTTAAACCATATTGATCCATATTTGATTACCAGGGAGCTTCTTCAAGTACTGGTTCTGCTGGTTTAGCAATGGCTCCATTGCCACCACCAGTTTTCTTAATAGTAATCTTCAATGATTTATCTGGCTGGATATAAGCAGATGCTTCCATCCATACTCCATCAATGGTAAAGTTTTTTCTATACGGCTTACCCGTCTTTTGATTAACTTTATCACTATCAGTTAAGATTAGATCTGGTCTATTCTTAGTCTGTGCATTGGTTGGATCCTTATCTGGATTACGTTTTAAACTAAATGTTGCCACCCAGTTTGGATCTTGTGGTTTTTGAAAATCAGCCATATATATTTATCCTTCCGTTAATTGCTGGTTTCTATCTACAAAGGCTTTTTTTAATTGTTCAAACCTAGGTAAATCTTTTGATTTAAGCTCTGTTAAAAATTTTTTATTTTGACTTTTTAACTGCTCTAAATTTGCCTGATGGGTTACAGTTTTTATTCTTTCTAAAACTACGTCTGCATGACTTAACTTGATACCCGTATTTTCATTATTGTTTAATTTTTCATTTGGCATTTCTTGATCCGAATATACGTTGCCGTGAATACCAAGTGCTTTTAAGATTGCTCGATCTACAGCTCGTTTTTCTGCAATCGCTACTGGATACTCAAACTGGTTATTTTTAGGAGAGGCTTCTCCAAGTGTTGTAAATTTTTTTGTTTTATGTAACGCAACTGCTTTTACTACAGCTATGTCTTTATCTAAATTACAATGTACTAAATCTATATTTGTTTCTATGTTGTAGTGCTGGGCCAATCCTTCTACTTCCAAATGTTTTATAATCCATTTGCCAGGCTTGAACTCCCACATACCACCATTTGTTTTTAATCTTGCAAGATAACCTTCAAGTGAAATTAAATTAACTACGTTACCCATGTAGATCCTTTTTCGCATAGCCAGAGGATGAATGAAGGTAAAAGAATACTGCTGTATCAAAACCTTTGTCGTGCATCGCTACATCGACCCTCTGGCTATATTTAACAGAACTGTTCAACACTAAGAGGAAGAAAAAAACAATTATTGTAAGGAGCAATCGATACCTGGAATTGTTTTTTTTTGGTTCTGCTAAATTCTTTTTCAACAGCCACGGCTGTAAATTTAAAACTGATATATCTCGTTTCATTCTAAACCCCATAATTTCATTGCAATATCTCTATGCTCTCCCATGTTTTTCCAAAAGAAATGATTAAAATCTGGAGCAATATCTTGATGCCAAGTAGTTTTACCAGCATGGTTTTCTAAAATTCTCTCTCTACGTTTTGCTGTAATGGTTAATTTATTAAGATGTTTTTTTAAATTTTCTGGTTTTAAATCATCGCAATTTTGTGGTGTATAAATTCTATATTCTTCTTCATTCATTACAAACAAGTGTGGTTTCTTTTTTTCGTTATTTGCAAAATAATAAAATGCCACCTGGCTAATATGTTCATCCCATCCTAAATAACCTTCATCTAATTTAGGTAATGAATAGCTTGAAGTTCCATCTTTCTTTGGTCTGTTTTTCTTTTTATGTTTTGTTTTCATTTCAACAAAATTATTTTTATCTTCAAAATCTATTCTGCCGATTGTAGGTAATACGCAGCCATCTAAAGTTAAAGCTACAGATCTTTCACATTCAATAGGGGAAGTTAAATTAACTTCTCTTAATCCAGCTTTTAAAGTTTGGAATGATTTTGCTAATCCTAATCTTGCAACTTTATGCTGCGCTTTATCTGCTTCATCAACTGGTTCATATAAATTAAATTTTTCTAAAACTTTATCAAAAATTTTTCTTTGTGGAAGGATCTCTGATTTAACTAAACCTTTACCAACTTTATTTTCCCATAAAAAATTTCCAAATGTTAAAATACCCATTTCTCCCAGGCAAACACCAGTAAACATTTTTGAATTAATTGGCAGCTGTCGTCTTTGTTCTTGAGTAAGATATAAATATTTATATCCCCACAAACATTCCATCGTATTTAATTGAGAAGGCGACCAATGATTTAATTTATAAATTTCTACCCACTCTGGTAGATCTTTTATATCATCTAAAAAAGTATCTTTTATCTCTCCAGTAGAAGTAACTCTTTTAGCTGCTCGTTCCTTAGTAATCATAAAACAAATCAAATACTTAATTAGAACAATCAGTAAACAATATAACCTTATTGTCAACTTAATGTACCAAATTGGTTTCTTGAGGAGGTTGTAATTAGTTTAGATGACTAATTAGTAGTTCTATCTATTTTTCTTGTAATGTAGTTATGGTTGTATTTTTCAAAAAAAGACATCTTTTTTGGTGCGCATATTTTTATATCTTCTGGATCAATACCAATAGATAATTTATTTAATGGTTCTTCTGTTTTTGGATTTAATAAATCTAAACTGTAATTAGATGTACTTTCATTTAATCTTACCAATGCCATGGTTGGAACGCAGCCTTGTTTAGCTTTTTTAGAAGATGGTTCTAAATAACAAATTTTACCAATACTATCTTCATGGAAACCTTCATAATTATTACTGGTTCCATATCTTTCAAATAAAAATATTTCTTCGTGGTGTTGGCTACCAATATTAAAAAATTTTACAGCTTTTGTTGCTGGTGTATAAAATTCAGTTGGTATCAAAACATTTCTGTAATATTTTTTAGTTAAATCTTTAACCATAAAACTATAATCCGTATATGATCTTAACATTATTTCTTTTAATTTTTTTTCTGGAAATAATATCTCAGCTGGATCACAGCCTAAAATTTCTCCAATTTTAATTGCGTTTTCTGCTGAAATTTCTCTTGATCCATTTACCCAACGAGTAACAGTTACAACATTACGATTTAATTTTTGTGCCAATTCTTTTTGTGGCATTCCAACTTCGTTAAGTTTTTGTTTTAAAAATGCCATGTTAGGATTGTAAATACCACTTTGATTTTGATTTTTTTTATAATTATCTATTGTTGAAATTTTCTTTACCATATTGGCAATATCTTACCAAATGACTTTTTTGTCAACATATTATCTTTAATGGTAATTATAATTATACAACCTGGCTAATTTGTTAGTATAATTGGTATAACTTAGCTTTTTTGGTTTTAGAAGTTGCCAATAAGGTATTATTTCTATAACTCCAGGCTAATGCAGCTAGAACAATTTAGAATAAAACAAGGATTATCTTACAAAAAATTAGCAGATTTTATTGGTGTTACTGGGGTTTCTCCAGCAGTTACAGTTTTAAGGTGGTGCAAAGGATCAAGGATCCCGAGGCCAGCTTGGATGAAAAAAATAAAAGAAAAAACTAAAGGCAAAGTTTTACCAACTAATTTTTATGAGTAAAAAAAAGGTATTAACTGGTACGATTGACGATTATCCATTTGTTGAAGTTAAATGGTACGATACGTTAGCCGATAACTCCTGGATGAGTGTTGATAAGGCTAAAAAATTAAAACCCGCTGTCTGCATATCTAAGGGTCATAAATTAATTCACACTAAAAATTTAATTACAATTTTTGCTGACTATTCCATTGATGCAGAAGATGGAAGTTTAACAGTAGGTAACACTAACACTATTCCTGGAGCCTGGATCCAAGAAGTTACGGAGATTACTTTTTAATGGTCGATCAAACTAAATTTGGAATACCCGAAATACAAACTGAAAACAAAGCAAGAGCAAAAGAAAAAAAGGATCTCCAAACAAAAATAGAAAATTTAAAAAAAGAGATAGATCGGCTTTCAGAAGAAAACGCTAACGTCAAGTTACTTAATAAAAATTTAAGCCAAGAGAATAAAGATCTTACAAAAAAGATTGAGGAACAAGTTAAGGAATTTAGGAATAAAGGGGATATGTAGTGGCCAGGGGAAGTCTAAAAAATAATTATTTTAATGTTGGCGATCCGTATTCCGAGTGGTGCAG